ACCAGAGGGGCCGACAGGTCGGCATACACGCTGATCTCATAGCCTCGGTACACCGACATGTTCAGCATGCTGAACGGAGCGATGTAGCGCCACGACCGGCCATTGCTGATGTACAGGCCCGGCTTGTAGGACGGGTTGCCGGACTCAGCCAGTACGGCAAGCTGGTAGCGTATAGACGGAGTCTTCAGGGAGGCTACAACCGATGCCGACGCGTCTTGCACCAGAGCACCAGTGTGCAGCTTCACGGGGACCGAGTAGGGGAAGTCGGGGGCTTGCATTTCTACCGTCCGTTTATTTTCTTGATTCGCTGGGAACGCTCCCACATCTCGCGGCAATCATCCACTTCCGGGTCGCAAAAGACTCCTTCCACGGGTGTACCGCAGAACAGACATCTGCCGCGAGTGTAGAGTTGCTTCTTGAGAGTCCCTCTGACCTCAGTCACAATGTTTTCTGCGTAGTCTCCGGCGAGATCGGCTACATCTGCCATTCTTAACTGCTCCTAATTGGTAATCACGACGCGCGCGATATCGGTTCGTACTTGGCCGCTGACCAGAGGATTGAGTTTGTAGATCACTTGCACGTGCAGAGTGTACTCGCCCGGTGGCAGCGAACTCGGCATTCGGTAAGAGGTTCCGCCCATGAGCGTCATCGGATTTTCCGCCTCGATGATGGGCCACACATAGACGTTCGCACCTCGTGCATCCCGGAGCACAGCCATGAATCGAGCTCGCATGACCTGGGCGTCCAGGACGATGGGGCTGGTTACTTGGAAGGACTCTCTGAGACCCTCCTTGACAGTGATGGTGGGGATCGAGTTCTGCTTGAGGGCGATGTTCTCGATCGGGGGTCGCTGAGTTGCCATGACCAGCGTGGCACCGAAGATGGCGGGCACGCAGATCATAGAAGCTACGCGGAACACCTTCTCGACGAACACAGACAGAATTGCAGCCTTGTGAGCACCAATCACTTGGGCAATGGCGCACTCGATATGGGTCGGGTGATGAGGTATTGAAGTAGGCGGGTTCATCTTGAGGCCTGAGGGGTCAACCTTCGGGATGGGGGCATCAGGGTATCCGTCGCCCAGTCGCCCAGCACACTTTTCACTTCGGTGATTCGACGGACGGTTCATGCCGCAACTCCTCAGTCGTAAGTGGTGGGTGGGGAACGCCGTATCGCGATCTGAATACGTGCATGAATTCGTTCCATACGCGCGAACCCATCAAGCCTGATACCCCAATCAGAAATGCCATCAAGGGGCCGTTGATGTTCTGCCACTGGCACAGCCAGAATGTGAGCAGACCAGTGAAGCCACCGCTGAGGGCCTCAATAAAGAGACGTCCCACAGCGAACCTCTCCATGCTGTTCAGGTAGCGGATGGCTGCGGCTACCGCTGAAAGCCCTATGACCCACAGATACGTGAGCATGGGGTAGTCAAAGGGCTCTTTGCTGTTCATGTCCATAGACTGTACATCCTGAATCTACGATCCCCGCGGACGCCATGATATGACGCACACGGGGATCGGGCCGCTACGAAGCTCGTGGCGGCGTGGCGGGGTGTAGAAAGAACACGAACTCACGTCGGCTCCGCCTTGGCGAACGTCAATTCCGCTCGCACGGGGTTGACCCTCGCGTTGGTAATCTTCCAGCTTGTGATGGGACTGTCGATGAAGAACGCGCTGCTTACGGGGACAGTCACAGTTTGCGGAGGACCTCCCCCTATACGCGGGTAGGTCACCGTCAGATCAAGCGGGGCGCTGGTCCATAGGAAGAGAAGATTGCACGCGCCGCCAGTCTGCTCCTCCCCAGGCCCCAGGTCCAAGCGCAGGGTCACGATGTCCTGCGTGTTCTGCCACGCAGACATGTATGTGCCGATGTTGGTGGAGAGTTGGCTGATGCTGCTCTTGACTTCGAAGCGTACAGATGCCGCGTAGGTCTGGGCGACAGGCCCTGTATAGATGTTCACGGGTGGATCCCTGCAATTTGATGAGTGCCTGGCGAGACCTTATAAAATTGCCCGGCATAGTAAATAAGCAGTACCCAAGGAGTACTCAATGATCATCAAGCCCGAAATGGCGCCTCGTGAGTTCGACGTGCCGTGCATCTACCGCCAGACCAGCGTTCGCCGCAGCGCGGCCCTCATGTTTGACCCATTCGTCCTCGTCAGCTTCGCAGCCACTGCCGCCTCCTACGCACTGGAAGCCTACGACTCGCAGGACAAGATTACCGAGTATCTGCGAGGCGAGTTCACGCGCCATTACGGCGGGGGCATCACGGTCGACCCCGTCTTCGATTTCCAGGGCAGTTGCGTCGCCATGGACCTCATCATTGGGGCTCCGCTGCCCTTCAGCCACTCGATAGAGGTGCAATGATGCTCCTCTTCGCGGCTGACGGCAACTTCTATATTCACAAGATCTGGTTCACCATCCCCAACAAGCACAAGCTCAAGAAGGAGGTGCTCGGCCGCATCATGGCCAAGAAGATGTTGGACTTCATCTGTACGGACTACAACAAGCTCGGGGCTACTCACTGCGCGGTAGCTTTCGACGGGGGACAAAACTTCCGCTACAGCTTGTACCCAATGTACAAGGCGAACCGCAACCCCGACGGTGACGGCGGCAAGGCCCGTGAGAGGGGCGAGGACGGTCTAGGTAGTAAAGAGCTCTACCAATATCTGCCTCAGGTCATCAAGCTCCTCAAGAAGGCTGGCATCCCAGTCATACAGCATCCGAAATACGAGGCCGACGACATCCTGGCCTCACTGGCTCAACTACCTACCAATGTCGTGCTCGGCACCCGGGACAAGGACTTGTTCCAGATCCTCAACAAGCACACGAGACTGTGGTACTCGGAGAAGGGTGTCGGTCACTTCATCACTCTCAAGGATGCCCTGCAGAAGTGGGGCCTCAAGCAGTCCCAGTTCATCGACTACCAAACCCTCCTAGGAGACCCCGGTGACAATGTACCGACGATACCGTTCCGCAAGAGGACGGGACCCAAGACCATCCAGAAGTTGCTGGTTGAGCATGGCACTATCAAGGGTATCTACTCTAATGGCACTCCTCAGGAAAGGAAGGTCCTGATCGAGCACCAGAAGCAGGTAAGGATCAACCGACAGCTTGTGAGCATGGTCACTGATGTGTTGCGGCCCAAGCCGTCCCAGCTGAAGATCAAGAAGGTGAACCCCGAGCCCGGTTGGCCTGCTTCCTATCTAGCCCTATCTGATGGGGATAAGCTGTTCGGCAGCACGAAGTCCAGCACCCTTTCCGGGTTGCTACGCAGACGAAGGTAGCCCAAATGAAAAGCCCCTCCCAGGCGTGACCCTGGGAGGGGCTTTTGCTATGCGGATAGGGTGCAGATCACAAGGCGTTGATCTCGTCGATCACTTCGGACAGATAGTCCGGAGCGATGCTGTACAGCGCCGTGTAGAACTTGCGCATCTTGTCCTTGTCGCTCTCGCTGATAGTGGCAGCAGCCATGCGATAGATCTCGGGGTCGAGGTCCACCTTGTGGGCCGACAGCATGGTGCGAGTGCTGACGACGCGGGGCGCTGACGACTGCACGCTGATCAGCTCAACGTTCTGGTTGGCTTGCGAGGTCTTGGTCACGAAGCCGTAGTCCACGTCACCAGTTTCCGTGACGTAGGCCACCAGAGCCTCTCGCTCCGGCACGGCCATGTTGACCTTCGCCAGACGCGGGGCCAGTTCGGACTCGTTGGCGGCAGCGGTCACCAACGACGACAGATCCTCTTCCTGGTGGCGGACGAGATATTTGCCAGCGGAGCCCGTCTTGAGCTCCCACACGGACTGGTCTTCGTTGTTCACCAGGACGTTGGAATTGGTGGCGAGAACCGCGTGGTACGAGGCTTGCAACTCGTGGTTGTCCACTTCACGCACTTCCGATACGGATTTGACGAATGCGACGTAGAAATCGCCCACTTCCGAAGCCTGTACCTTGGTGAGGGAGCCTTCGACCAGAGCACCTTGGCCTTGCAGCTTGGCGCAGACGCTTTCAGCGATGTCATCGGCATCCACGTTGCCAGTGGTGGAGATCATGACCTTCGCCAGATTGGCGTTGATCATGACCGCTTCGTTGATGTTGATGGTACGTGCGGAGAGACCTTGGAGGTTCAGCATGATGGTGTTTCCTCTAGAGGAGATTGGAAGACTTACCCGGCCGGGGTTTTAGATGTCTTCGTGGTCAGTGTAGGCGAAGGTAGCTTGGGCAGTCACCACAGTTGAACCGTTGGAGCCGTCCATGCTCTGGTCGTTGAACGCAGTCAGGAAGACGCGATGCAGCTGGATGGTGCGGACCACCGAAGGCTCGTCGTTCCAGAGAACGATTAGCGGTTCGGTCATGTAGTCCGCAGACAGAAGACCCTTGTTGGTACGCCAGTTGCGCATCCGATCCTTCCAATTGCGCATCCCGTTACGTACGGACCAGGAGATGGACTCGACGAAGGTGACGTCCCAGGTCTGCGTGAAGGACGCGGCACCGGCGTACGGGAGGCTGATGCCGTGAGTCTCGACCTTGGCAGTCTCCACCTGGAAGCCCGGCAACGACGTGGATTGACACTTGAAGGTGATGTCCCGTGTGTCAGGCATACCGGGGATGGTCGGGAA